TTTAAGGATCCAAAGTAACGCCAAAGGAGTCTTTCGGACTCTTTTCGACTATCTGAGATCTGCCGCTTTTGGTACCATTTGGTATATCTCCGACGAGCGGCTCTTTTAAGAGCTTTGTGATTGTACACCAATCTTGAAAACTCATCAAAGTTTTCAGGCGTACAAGACCATGTGCCTCTTGACAGACGAGATTCAATACTATTGAGTCCTCGTGTGGGCAAGAAGGAAGACCCTTGCGGGAATTCCACGGCACTTCGTCGAAAGTCGCCTCGACACCACATTTGAATGAGGTGTCGGGCTTTATACCACTCGCCTGAAGGGCGGAGGATACGTGATGGAAGTTGAGAATCAAAGGAAATGAAATCTTCCCAAGCTTTAAGCTTGAGATCTTTCTCTTTCCCGTTGATGGGACGCTCGAATTTCTTTTGGAACCGCTTAATAGCAAATTCCTCAGGAAAAGAAGAAGGACTCCTAAAAGTCCAACTTGAGAGCAACCTTTGATAGGCACGGATAGTGCTTTGAAGAAGGTCCACGACATATCACCTCTTAGTAAAGGAACGCTTATGCGCTTCCAGATACCGGAGCCGTGCTAGGTCGGAATCCCAACAACACATTCTCACTCATCCAAGTTGGAAACTTGGAGCTGAGATTATCTACCATCTGTTCGAGACGGTCCATAGATTCAGCGGAGCCAGAGACACGAATACGTACTGAAAGTGCATCATTAACAGAAGTGTCACCAATGGTCAGAGGATGAAGATCATTCATCATGATTTCGGTGACATAATTAATGACGCGCTTCCCGTCGAGTGTCTTCGGGTTGGAGCTGGTCTTAAAGCGTACAGTGCAATCCGGGTCTTCCGGAAGTGCATATGTAACGCCATTGGATTGCTGTGAGTACAGCTGCAAAGTGGCTAAAGCCATTTTGAAAAGACCTCGTTAGAGTCTGGAGAAACGTACGAAGATCATTGCAAGGGAATCCAATAACCTTGACAAACTGAGGTTAGGATCCCATACAAACTTCGTATCAGTTGGGAGAAACAGCTTTCTTTCATACGAGTTCTCCTCATTGGTTTGAAGTAATATTTCATATCTCGATAAGTTACCGAGATTAAAGGGTCCGACAGGTGGAAAGAAACCGATTCCACAAACCGAATCCCCATTGAAATAATACGAAACTCTTGAATCGTACTCGTGATGGAAGTAAACTGAGATGTCTCTCTTAATCCTTATACTTGTCACGCCGTTGTATTCAAGGGCGCTCGAAGTAAAGGATTTCACCCAAGAGTCTACGACTGAATTAAGGTTAATAAACCATCGAACGACCAAACTGTATTTAAATACAGCTAAAGCGGTCGTCAGAGGGTTAATATTAATCAAGTCGGCGACTTTGGCAGCGGAACTGGCCCAACGACCTTTAACAGTAACTCTGTAAATGGTCGATTCGGAACCTACTTCGTAGAAGTAGTTACCGGAAGTTGGGAGAACACCGTCAAGTGAGAACGTAGGTTCGTAAGTTCTACGAATTGTACGGTACTTACCCTCGGAGTCAGAATGAAGTTTAAAAAGATCCTGGATGGAGTAGACGATAGGCATAATACCATATCGAAATTCCAACCAAGCTTTTGATACTTCCCTAGACTTCTCGGATGAAGACAGGCGTTCAATTTGTTGGAGGACCATTTTGAAATTGACCAGCAAATTATAAACCCTTCTTATAAGGGATGCTAAGGTCATAATGGTTTCCTTCAACTCATAAAGTTCCTCACCCAAATTGTATGCTTGAAAGAGGTTTTGATAAGCCTCTGACTTGATACGTTCCCAACGAGCATCTTTAAAATCAGATTTGATCTTAAAGAAGGGTGCTGTAGGAAATTGGGTGCGCCAATAGGTGAGATCACCTTGCTCGACATAGTTTATGCTAGCTGAATCATAACCATACCTTAGTTCACTACGTGAACAAAAGGGATCGCCATGACAAGCAGCAAGAACTATGGCAATCTGATGTTTATCCTTGGATGCAGAACCAATGAAGTTCTGTACTTTGGATTCACCAACAGACATAGGCGTCATCTTGATTTGTCCAGATTCCTTAATAAGGGACCATTCACCATCAGTAGGAGCTGAAC